TTTACAGATTTATCATGGAATAATATATATACAGTTAAAAACTACGTAAGCAGGGTACAACCAAATAATAATATTGAAAATAGAAATTTCATAGGTGTTAAAAATGTTGACGACCCTGGTTCTAGAAATCCATTTCCTTATAACAAGTTAGATAATGATACAAACCCATTATTTATAATACTATGTATAATTATAAGAATTATAGCTAGACTAGTAGGTACAATAAATTCAGTGTTAATACCACTGTTAAACGTAGTCATGTATTTATTAAACGGAATACTACTTATTATATGTAAAGCTTTAAGAGGTATAGGTAAATTAATATGTGGTTTACCTAAATGGATTAGCGGTTCCAGTCCAGGTTGTGACAGAAAGTTCTGCATAGGAAGTAATAAGGACTCAATAAACGCTATAGGAGATTGTGATTGTAGAGAAATACTAAACTACATACCGTATATAACACTTCCATGTGATGGAGGAGATGGAAAAATATATTACGTTCCAGGGGTTAAAAAGGAAAGTGGTGGAGCTGCTAAACAGTATACCAATGGATTCGAAGCAACAAAAGATAGTAGTAAAGACCTTCGGTATATATCTTTAGCTGGGTCAAAACACAAATGTACAAGTGATAAAAAAAGGACTCTAGAAGGTTGTGATGCTGGATGGAGCGAATGTCAATCACTAAGATTGGCGGATGCATTAGATGTATTTAAATTTGACTTTTATAATGATTGGGTTAATGGAACTTTATATTTATTCTTATTAAAATATAAGAAAAAAAGAAATGGAAAAGAAAAGTTTTGTGAGGTAGATTGCGACCCTATTAATCCTGACAGTGATAACAACTGTAAACAAAGTAACTATATTCTTGACACCTGTACTGGTGCAGCTCCTCAAAGTAGTCCTAGTGGTTCTAAAAAAGGTGTTAATAGTGGAAAAGCTATAAAAGTGAGAAGCGGTTACATAAAAAAAGATGATGGGGAGTTATACTACTCACCAATTACAGCTCAAAAGGATAGTAAATTATTTGCAACTGGTATTGTAAACTTAGGGTCTATATTCGATTGTAGCTGGAACGGAGACCAAAAGCTTCAACAATACCTAACAGACACTACACATCAATTACCATCATTAATTGACGAGTTAGATACAGATTCATCCATAACTCCCACCCCTACCATAAGTACGGGATATAGCTTATTTGGAGAAATATCATGCCTTGGTTTTGCCACTGGTAGTGATAATTGTAACAACCTTAAAAGAGTATGTGAACTAGGTGTTGGTTTAGATGAATTAAGAGATTTATCTAAACCAGATAAGAAAATAGGTAATGAAGATGTCGAAGAAGAATTTATTAGAGGTATTTTTGCTGAACTAAACACACCATCAATAACAACTGGAAATAGTGTCTTTTTCGACTCTACATCATCTGGGTTTCCAGATTATCAAAACTTGAATTATAGTCATTTTAGAGTTACAAAAACAACTGGAACCTTTACAGGTATAACTGGAACCTTTACAGGTATAAACCAGTCAAACGGTAATTTTTGGAATAAATCAATATGGGTTTACGATAATTCATATTATTTTTATTTTGGACTTAATAAAGGTAAAACTGCATTAAGTAAAATGAAAAGAAAATACTTTACCGAATGTGTACCAGAAGTAGATGTAGATTTTTATATTGTATCAGATGTTATAACAGCTGACGACGCAACAGCAACTCCAACTGGAGCTGTAAGTATTAATGTAATAGGAGGTGTTGGACCATATACATTTACATGGAGTCAAGTAACAGTTGGAACTGGGACTGCAGCTATTTCATATCCAACCACAACGACTACACAGAACATCTCTGACTTAGTAGCTGGTGTTTATAACGTAGAGGTTGTTGACTCTATTGGAACTGTGACTAATGGTTCATTTATAGTCCAAGGGCCTACACCTGTAACTTGTAATGTGCAAAGCACTAACCTAACATCAAACGGAGCTAATGATGGAACTATAAGTATAAACGTAAACGGTGGTAGTCCTGTCTACACATACGAGTTATTTAATTATAACGCCACTTCATCAGCTCCTATTTTACCAGCTATTTTAGACGATATAATAACTATCACTTCTAAGGTTTTCTTAAATCTACGAGCTGGAGATTATATGGTTAAAGTTACAGACAGTACAGCACCAACACCTACTACTTGTGAGAACATTGTAAGTATATCCGATTCTCCAGCATTAGTAGTAACACTTACACCTGAAAACATCACATGTAACGGAGATGGCGACGGAAATATAACAGCAACAATTAGTGGTGGAATAGCACCGTATGACACTGAATGGACATCAACTACAAATACATCGTATGGACCCTTTGATTCGGTATTTAAAATATCTAGCTTAGAAGCAGAGACATACAAATTAACAGTTACAGACGCTACAGGAACCAATGTCGTAATGACTGAAACTATAACAGAACCAGATTTAATTACATTTAACAGTACACCTATAAATGGGTGTAATGGCAGTCTAGGTGAAATACAAATATCTAATATTAAAGGAGGTACAGCACCATACGATATAGAACTTAAAAATAATGAAATTAGTTATAACGTTAACAGAGCTGTCTCAAATCCAACGTTAGAGTTATTTACAAACTTAGCAAATGGTTCAACCTTATATGAAGAGAAACCTTACGAGTTAACAATAACAGACGATAACGGATGTGTTGTAAGTAAAATAATTGAACTATTTGTACCAAAAGTACAGTTAACTGTAGACTTAATAGTTAACTCAACATTACCTGTTGACGAAGCTAGTGCCACTAGAATATTTACGGTAAATATAAATGGTGGCGTGTATCAAGATGACACTGACAAAGGTCCTTTATATGGGTATCAAGTTGAAATACAAAGAAAAACGCCAGGTGGTTCATTTGTAACTTTAAAAACGTTAACAGATGTGACAAATACGACATACATGTTTACTGAGAATTATTCATCATTAGGTTTAACCCCCAACCCTAACCCTCCAGTTTCTTCACCTTCAGGTACAGCTGCATTCCCTTCTAATACTATTCAATACGAATATAAAGCTATTGTTTACGACAAAAATGGAGACGCAGACGCTTGTAAAGAAACTAGTACTAACGTTACGGTTAATATAAAAATAACATAATAATTTCATGAAGAATAGATATAAATATAGGTTAAAAAAAAATGAGTCAAAATCAGATGTAAATGAGGATTCATTTAGTCAAGTTTCTTTTAATAGCGAAAGAAGTCTACTACCTGTAGGTGAGATAAATCATATAGTTGACGTAGGTGAAGAATTTAATAAAGAAAGAAATTCTTTTTTTATTTATAGGTTACAAGGAACCGTATGTCCATTATTTGGCAACCCTCTAATGAATCCAAATGGTAACTCACCAAACACATCAACAACAACACCACACACCTCACTTAATAAACTAGGTAATGGTTTGGATATATTCGAAGACTATTTATTCACAAAGCCGCAAATTGGTAATGACATGGATTACCCAGAAGCTTACAACAAACACTTAATAGAACGTGATGGTTGGTTTGGATTTACTGAGCCAGACATAACAAAACCTGGGTTATGTGATTTTTATTATGTAGAACCAGGTAAAGATAAATTTGACTTAAGCTCGTACACCTCAACCACTAAACCATATAAAAACTGGGAAATAAGTGTCACATATCCATATGACACTTATAGTGGTCATACAGTTGTTGGAGACACAGGACTTAATATAAATGGATTATTAATAATCCAAGCCTTATCAGTAATTGTGGGAGGTAAGCCTATGATAGCTCTAGCTACATCGACAAGGCATGGGCTAGAAAACGGTAACAAAATTAAAATTAGTAATTCAGCAATAAGTTCTATTGAAGGAATATATACAGTCAAACGATTAGGGTTAGATAATGGAGACTATATTGAGAACTATTTTGTTATTGACGAAGACCCTACAGTGTTCCCATTATCATCAACCGTACCCACACCAGTTGAAGGTAGACTTCAAAAAATGGTCGGAAGCGAGCCATCTATATATTATTTAAGAAAATTTAAAAAATTAATAGTTAATAATGGTGATTACGAAATGTACCCGTTAGCATTTAGTAAAACAATATTTAATGACGGAAACTATCAGTTTGTTATTAATCAAGATATTGATTTAGAAGGACTAAAAGATAATTTAGGTAGACCAATTAGTGAGTTATACCTTACGTTTATTAAAACTGACAGTAATGGTACCTTTGGTCCGATAAAATCTGGACTAGACTTAGAAAATCTACAAGAGAACAAGAGTGATGTTGAGTTGTCAAATGCAAGGATAATACATGATGGAACAACAACACCAGTTCCAACACACCTTCCATTACCATTAGAAGGTAATTTATACAACTCATACAATGCTGGGTATAATGATGAGTTTTACGGTGATGTTGTTGAATATAATAGGTTTACGCTAACTGAAACTGTACTATCTGAAGTGCTACATAGATTTAACACTAAAACAAGAGAAAACTCAACTAACAGTGGTACAGCTAGAGGACCTAGACGGGAAGGTTATTTATATAAACCTCATCACTTATACCAAGTAAGAGAGTTTTCATCATATATAGAACAAGGTGATTCTTTAACTGGGGGTATTCCTGACTATAGAGAAGATTTAGGTGATGGAAGATTTTTATGGAGAGATTACTTAGATATTGGATTTAGTGACGCAGTTAATCCAGGTGTAGAGTATCCATTTACTAATGGAGCACACTACATGCATCAAAATATATGTTTTATGACTACAAGGCAAGACCCTTATAATAATTATGGTTTATATTATGATGGTGATACAACTGGCCCATACACAAATACCAACCTATTTGACCCAGCTGACCCTATTGGTGATGCAATAACAGATAACTTTACAGTAAAATCAAGTCAAAATGTTTGTTAAAAAATATACATTCGTAAATAACTTAACTGGTGATACTGGTTATAACATCAATATACCTATCGGTAATAATAGTGGAATGGTTGGTCAGCAAGAAATTATTGAAAAAGACTTTATTGATATTGAAGTTAAAAAAGCTGTTAACGACATCTTTGATTATGAAAAAGTAAAATTAATACCAATTCATGATAACACAGACGGACCATTAGATAACATAACATATGTAGTTAATCTTTTAGACACAACATCAACTAGTTTTAACAAGTCACTTAAATGGAGTGATGTCAGTTTCACAGACGATGATTTAAGATTTAAAAAAAAATCGTTTACTAAGTCATTTTTAAAATTAGAGTTTTACGACAGTGACCTTGTAAGTAATCAAAATTTAGTGTCAGTTATTACGTTATTCCCTGAATTTAGTAATGAAGACATGAGTAATGGCTCAATACCACAAGCTGTAAACTATTCAGTCAGTTTTAAATTAGGGAATACATTAGCAGATAGGAATAGAAACGGAGAAGGTTTTTCATTATACCATTTTAAAGACGAAGTATTACCGACCCCATTACCGCCTAAGAACTTATACATGAAAGCAACATTCAATAACGCAAAGAACGGTACATCAACAGGTTTAATGTCTAGTGATATTACAACCCTAAGTATTGACATGTTAGTACGCAGTACTGAAAACATAACACCTTACGGGTCAGTTAAAAATAATCTACATACTAAATATATATTAAGTAGGAATAGTACTGGATACTCTTACAAGATAGATAATACTTATTCTGGTAATGTAAAATATGAAGATTTAACTTCAACAGCTACTAAAACTAATGACTATATAATTAATTTATATCAAGTAAAAGCTATTTAATGGAAATAATTAAAAGAAAGATATCACTTGACGACTACACTAGTAGAGAAAAAAATAATTGGGGTCTAATGACCGCGACAACCTTTAATTTAAATGTATTTTTTACGCAAGACGGAGACGACATGGGTATCGGCACAGACATGCCGTTTGAAATTAAAGGTACCTCACCTACAGATTATTCATTAATAAAAAATAAATTAAATACACTTGGTTTAACATCATCATTTAATTTTTCATCAGGTGCTACACCAACAACCAACGTTATTAAAAATAGCTTATACCCAAACAGTAGAAACCCAAATAAAACAGATAATGACTATCATATTAGTGGCGGACCATTAACTGGATTGACAGACGAAAAACTAGATGTTATAGTTTCATATTCTAACATTAGTCCATATCAAATAGGTTTTGATATAACTAAAAATATTAATGCTGAGGATTATGACAATAACTTATTTACTTCTGGAACAAGGGTTACATCAAATAACAATTTAGACCCTATAGAGTATTTAATTGAAGGCGATACAAGCGCACCAGCACTAGGTGATTTACCAATCACAAAGAGAGGTGTTTTTTACACTACAACAACAGCACAAACAAGAACGGTAGTTAGCCAGACATACGGAGTTTCTGATATATTATTTACTCAAATGAATTATAATTCAGAAGGACTTAACAAAACAAATGTAACTTTATCAGCAACAACTAGAAAAGAGTATTTATTTGGTATAACTTCATCACCAACAGTATTTGATGATTTATTTATTGATAGAGGTAGAGCTACTGTTATACAGAGTCACATGCAATTAAGTGAAATAAAAAATATGTCAGACTTAATAAATTATGGAAATGGGTTCTATAATTTATAAAGACAAGATATTTATAATAAAGAATAAAATAAAATAATATGAGTTCAGGAGTTTACGGTACAATAAGACCAGCAGATATGTCCCCAGAGGATGTTGAAATCACTGTGTTTTATTCAGAAAATAGAGAATCCAGCAACACCAATGTGTTTAAGTTAGATTCAGCTAATTTAACAACAATCAATAACCCTAATAATTCAAGTGGATTTGAGGTTTTTGGTGGTTTATATACACTAAAACTACCAGTTAATGATTTTGGTGCTAAAGGTATATATACTATAACTTTTAAACCTAGAGAAATTAGGACAAAAATAGTTGATTGTGGTGTCTTATCTGCATTTCCTGACATCAAAGGTGTTATATTCGATACGTCTGACCCAAACATAAGTGAAGTGTTAGAAGCCTTTGAAAATAATAATTTAGTTGGTTATAGAATCGAATACATTAACACTGACACAACCGTAGCACAAAAGAAAGTAACAAACTTTTTTAGAATAGTAACATCAAACAACAGAGCAGAACCAGTTAATCAAAACTTAACAAACGTTAATCAAAAAGCGATTAGATATAGATTTAATGATAACTCAACACTTTCGTTTTGTACATTATCACCATCCGCACCAAACAATGTTAATCCAAATGTTTTACCATATATTGGTTCGCCTAATCAAGAAGTAATAATAACAAACACCTTCTTTTCACCATTTATAATGGAGGTTGAAATAGTTGATTACGACATTGATAGTTTAGCTATTGGTATGTTTGGTAATCAAAGTAAGAGTCTTGAAGACGGTATATATACTATTTATAACTTCAGTGATGAAATTTATAAACAATATAACCTATTCGAAATTAAAGATAGGTTTAGTGGTGAACCATTATTTGAAATTAAAGAAAATAGAATTAATAATATTGATTTCAGTAAAGAATTCAATGACGTATCAAACCCATAAGGTAAATGAGTCAAAGTAATAAAGTAAAAGTAGTTGGTTACGCACAAAGAGTATTTTATGGTGACGGTATAGAATATAGAAACTTCAGTGACGGAATAGTTGGTAATCAAGGTACACCAAACCCTAATGGGAGTACCTCTGTATTCACTTTCGGTAATTTTGTTACAACAACTAACTACCAAGGTAGGGTTAGTAGAATATTTAGTACTAATAAATTTAGTAACTATTACTCTTTATCTACATATAATTTACTTCCAGAGGAAAACAAAACGTTAATTAAGAATAATGTAGACGTAACCCTTAATTTAGACAATAGTGATTTATCTAATTTTGTATACTTTGGTTCTTCTACAGAATTTATAAGAGTAACACTTGAAAAGATTATTACAGACTGGCCAGCTTCACTATATGTAGAACCCTTAAGGAGTGACGGAATTAACACCATCGTTGGTGACACGGTATCTAACTACATTTACGACCCAGTTTTAGATAAATCAAAATTTGAAGTAGATACAAACTTTATAAATAATAAATTTAATATAAACTATTTAAAAAACGGTACAATCATTAACACTTTTAATGAAAAAAATGACACTAGAAACCTTACGGTTAATTTTGATAAATACGCTATAGCTATTGACGGAAATGAGTATGATTTAATAGGATTTACTGGAGCAACTATCGCAGCTAATGATATTATAATTATTGAAACTTCAGGCGACCCCTTCGGTTTTAATGGTTCGGTAAACTCAAACCCTATCTACCATATAAAACCCAATACTTTAAATGTAGAGAAATTTTTTAATGGTCTAAGTAATTATGAAACAAATATATTAAATAGACTTACAATACCAATTTACACATCAAAGTTTGAGTTTAAAAGAGAAGACGATGACGGAACAATAATCCTTGGTGAAGAAATTTTATCTTGGCCTGTATCCGATGGTTATAATATTGATTACGACACTACTGAGTATATTAATTTTGTCGGTAAATTATTAAAGGTTACTAGCGACAAAGATGGTATTGAAACAAACTTAATGGCTAGGTTTTTAACTGCCCAAGCTATATCTGATTTTGACACACTACCATCGTATAACGGTACTGACGAAGAGACTGCTGGTCAAAAAATGAACAGAACTCTTAAGATTTACGGTAGAGAGTTTGATGAGATTAAAAAATATATTGATTCTATATCATTCGCCAACGTAGTAACTTATAATAAAAAGAAAAACACACCAGACCAACTAGTTAAATACTTAGCTAGAGTTCTAGGATGGGAGTTAACCAGTTCTATTGTAGAAAACGATATAATAAGTTCATACTTAAACGTAGGAGCAAGAAGTTATGCTGGTCACAGTAGAGGATTAACAACAGCAGAGGCTGAAATTGAACTATGGAGAAGACTTATACTTAATTCATCTTGGATTTGGAAGTCTAAGGGTACAAGAAAAGCTATAGAGTTCTTTTTTAAATTAATAGGTACTCCAGACGGTCTTATAGATTTTGATGAATACGTTTATGTAGCTAAAGAACCTATTGACATGGATTTATTCTATGCAACTTTAAAAAATAATAACTTAGATAATGACTTATCGTTATATAATGTTGATAGTGATGGATTCCCTAAATTCTTTAGTGATACTACCGATATGTACTTTCAAAAGGGTGGTCAATGGTATAGAGAAACCGCTGGACCAAACGCTAGTCAATACATATTAGCTGGAAACAACCCACATGTTGGTCCGTATGATGGTGGTAAAGAGTATATCAACCAATTGGAGAATATTATACCTTCATTTACACCATTTACACTTACATCAACAACAGTAACAACAGGAACTACAAAATTATTCACAAATTATAATTCTGGGATAATAAATCAATATACTGGTGCTACTTACGTGTCAGTGCAAAACGATGATGGAATAGACTTTAACGCTCCTATGTATTCAGGAATACTTGACGTTACTGCAAATGTAATTAAAGACCCATTCCCTCAAATAGAATTAACAGATTGCGGTTGTGATGTACCAGAAGATGACGAATGCTTAATAGTAGACATACAAACAGGTACTAACACTTTTAGAGATGTACAAAAAAGTGTAACTGACCAAAAAGACCCACTCTGTGTTGAACAAAGATTTTCACATGCACTCCCTCCAGCCAACCCTTTACAAGCATGTGAAGGTGCAATTAAAAATTATGACCCAGGTTCTCCTCAACATAGTCAATGTCAAATTTTTAGATATAATCAAGGATTTTTCGTGGATTCATATAATCTTTACGAACCTGATGATACAACAAAAAAACTTGATAAATATAAATACAGTAAGTTTATGAACCCTACTTGTTGCTCCTATTCTTATCCAAATAATTATTCATATTATTTTGAAGAATATAGTTTTAACGGTATAGCAACAACAATAAGTGGTGTTACAAAAACTTTGAACGATGTTAACATAATTAACAACACTTCTCCAGATGTCGAGTACCCTAACTCTCCAACATATGAGTTAGATGTGGAGTCTTGGAATTTAGATAATTGTGGATACTTATGTCTGTACGATGCAAATTCGGCAGATAAAGATATAAATGTAAATTTCCCAACAAACTATCAATATGGTGTTGAACCACTAGTGTCATGTTCTTGGATTTTAAATGGGCCAGCTTTAACTGATATGGAATTTATAGTAGACCCAAGTACAAACGTTGGGGATTATTATTTAAAATTTAAAAAACCAAATGGAGACTTTACAATAAGTTCTGATATAGGACCAGGAATATACCCAAGACAAGGATTAAATGAATGGTGTGAGTTAGACGTAAGTTCAAACCCAACAATAACCATGTTAGACCCATACACTAATAAAGTTGGATATGTTTGTAAACTAACTAGTGCCGCTAAAAATGAAATAAATAATAACCCAACAGTTACAAATTCTATTTATCAAACATACTTACAAAGAGCCATAGAAAAAATAGGGTGTAAAGATTATATTAAAATATAATAATAACATTTTTTAATTTACATTTTAGACAAATAAAGTACATTAAGAGATAATTATAAT